GATCCACCGCCGGGTGCTGGCGACGCAGACGCCGGCCGGGCTCGCGGGCGTGCACATCATGGTCCACGAGCACATCGTGCAGCTCGCGCAGGCGTGGGCGCGGCAGCCCGAGGAAGCGCGCGGGGCGGGCGAGGCCGACGACTGGCTGCGGCAGTGGCTGGTCGAGCACCCACAGGTCGGGCTCGTGCTGCTGGACACGCAGGAATCGTTCGAGGCGACGATGCGGCTGGAGGCCGACGTGCAGGACGAGCGCAGCGTGACCCGCGGTCCGTACCGCCGGATGAGGCTCTACGAGAACCTCGCCCGCGAGCTCGGCATCACCGTCGTGCTCGTGAACCATACGCGTAAGCGAAACGGGAAGGAAGTGACCGACTTCCACGAGCTGATCAACATGAGCCAGACCGCGGTGGCTGGCGTGAGCGGCTCCATCGTGCTCGCGGACCACCCCGAGCGGGACGCCTACGCTGACGACCCGCGGCGCGTGCTGGCCGTGCGGGGCCGCGACATCGACAACGACTACGTGCTCGCACTCGACCGGATCGAGGACGGCTCGGGGTTCAAGTCGCTCGGCGAGTACCACGTTGTCGCGCAGACCGCGAAGCAGGCCGAGCTGCTGGAGGTCGTCGAGGCCACGCAAGAGGGCGACGCGTTCGTGCCGGTGGCGCTGCTGGCCGAGGAGCTGTCGATCACGAAGCGCGCAGTGAAGGGGCTTATCCAGCGGATGCGGCGCGACAAGCGCACTGAATGGAAGGGGCGCAGGGTCGAAACCAAGCCCGGCCGTGGCGGCGGCGTGCGGCTCGTCTGATGGGGGCCTCACGCGCGCGCGCGGAGAAATATGTATGTTCCCCTTATTCCTTATTCCGTTAGAGTGTGTGTGTATACGGGGCACATAGTGCATAGGTACATAGTTAGTTTTTGCCCCCCGCTGGTAGGGTCTTGCAGAAACGACGGTGCGCGCGCAGGATCGCGCGCATGAGGCAGCCGGCGACGACGAAGAACGGAAAGCGCATCGGGCGCCCGCCCGTCTGGGTGGGCGAGAAGGCCGCGCGGGCGCAGGACGAGATCTGCCGGCGGATCGCGAACGGCGAGACGCTGCGGGGCGTGTGCCGCGATCCGGAGATGCCGGACAAGGACGTGATCGTGCGGTGGCTGGCGGAGGACCCTGCCTTCGCCGCGCGCTACGCCCAAGCGCGCGAGGCGCTCGCGGACCACTGGGCCGACGAGATCATCGAGATCGCGGACGATCAGACGCGCGACGAGCTGGGCACGGCAGCGATCCAGCGTGACAGGCTCCGTGTCGACACGCGCAAGTGGGTCATGTCGAAGATCGTGCCGCGCAAGTACAGCGAGCGCCTTGAGCTGGGGGGCAAGCTCGACGTGCAGCCCGATATGGGCGAGCTGATCGCGCAGGCCGCGGCGCTGGGGATCAGCAAGGAGCAGCTGTTCGGTGAGTGACGAGCGCGCGGTCATCGAGGCGCAGCGGCGGCTCGCGCTGATCCAGCAGGCGCGCGAGTACAAGCGCACGCATCGTCGCCAGTTCCTGCCCGCGTGGTACGACTGGCAGCGCGAGTTCTTCGACGCGACCGCTACTGCGCGCGAGGTGATGCTGCTGGCCGCCAACCGGGTGGGCAAGACCTACCCGGGCACCTACGCGTTCGCGGTCCACGTCACGGGCGACTACCCGGGCGATTGGCGCGGTGCGCGCCTCGACGGCAACGTCACCGCGTGGGCGCTGGGCGTCGATGCGACGCAGACGCGCGACGTGCTGCAGAAGGAGCTGCTCGGCATCGAGGGTGAGGATGGCGTCTGGCGCGGTGGCTGGATCCACGCGGACGAGATCCTCGGCGTCGAGCGCAGCAACCTGCCGGGTGCGGCCAGCAAGGCCTACATCAAGCGCAAAGACGGCTCGCGCGCAACGCTTGATTTCAAGGCCTACCGGCAGGCGAAGACCGGGCAGGCGACGCTCGTGTTCGCGGGCTCCAGCGTCGACGTTCTGCTTGTCGACGAGCAGCCGCCCGATGAGGTCATGGGCCAGCTGCGCACGCGTCTGCTCACGGGCCGCCGCAATGCGGGCGGTCTGTTGTTGTTGACGCTGACGCCAGAGCTGGGACGGACTGAGCTGATCGATCAGTTCTGGTCTGCGGAGAGCGACGGGCAGGGCTGGCGCAAGCTGGTCGGCCCCATCGCGTGGGAGCGTGCGCCGCACCTGACGCCTGAGGTCTGCGAGCAGATGCTGGCCAGCTACCCGAAGCACGAGCGCGACATGCGCAGCAAGGGGCTGCCGCTGTTCGGCTCGGGCAAGGTCTTCGACTTCGACGAGTCGCTGTGCGTCATCGACCCGTTCGACGTGCGCGCCCGGCCATGGTTGCGGGTGCTGCGTGCGCTCGATGTGGGCATCGACCACCCCACCGGCATGGTCTGGATGGCCTACGATCCCGAGAGCGGCGCCCACTATGTCGTGCGCGCGCTCAAGCAAGGCGACGTGAGCGCGGCCGTGCATGCCGCGACGCTGAACGCGCTGTGGCCCGAGGCCGGCTGCGTCGTCCCGCACGACATCGACAAGCGCGAGCCCGGCAGCGGCGAGGCCGTCGCCGCGTACTACCGCGCGGCCGGGCTCCGGCACACCATCGACTTCGAGAACCCCGAGGGTAACAACTACGTCGAGCCGGGCCTGTTCGCCATGCAGCAGGCGATGAGCACGGGCCGCTTCTTCGTGTTCCGCGATTCGTGCGCGCAGCTGATCGACGAGCTGCGCTCGTACCACCGCGACGAGCGCGGCAAGATCGTCAAGGTTCGCGATGATCTGATCGACGCGACCCGCTACTGCTTCCAGATGATCGCCACGCATGGCCGGCCCATCGGCGAGCTGGGCAAGAAGGTCTCCGGGCTCTATCCGCAGCTCGGGCTCAACCGTAACGACAGCAGCAGGGACCGCACATGGCGACGTCAGTAGACCAGATCGAGAGCGAACTCTACGGCCAGCAGGAGGCGCAGCGCGAGTATCGCTACACCGACGCCGAGCTGGTGGCCGCTATCGATCAGGAGATCGAGAACTCGGTCACCGGCGAGGACAGCGACTTCAGCGTCAGCTATGCGGAGGCCGACGCGCACTACTACGGGCGCGCGCCCGCCGCGGCCGGCTCGAACACGAGCGACTATGTTTCGATGGAGGTCTTCGAGTCGGTCGAGTCGATGAAGGCGAAGCTCTACAAGACCTTCGCCGGCTCGCGCGACGTGGTCCGCTTCCGGCCCATGTCGGAGCAGGACGTGGAGGGTGCGCGGCAGCGCACGGCCTACGTCAAGCGGCAGCTGTTCCACGAGAACCCGGGCGCGGCGATCCTGCACGACTTCTTCCACGACGTGGTGAAGTCACGCTTGGGCGCCATCAAGCGCTACGTCAAGGAGATCCAGACCGTCCGCTGGCAGGACGTGCGCGTCCCGCTTGACGAGCTGCAGGCCGCGTTGGAGCAGGGCACTATCGAGGACGCCGAGATCCGCGCGGTCGAGCCCGAGACGACGCAGGTGCCGACGATGCTGGGGCCGGTGCCGACAATCCGGCGCATCGCTGATGCGCGCGTCAAGCAGGTCACACGCAGGAAGCACCTATGCATCGAGGTGCTTGATCCGCGCAACGTGCACATCCCGGCCGGCGTCGAGGACATCTCGGACGCGCGGCGGCTGCCGTCGCTGGTGCTGACGTACCGGAAGCGCCGCTACGAGCTGATCGAAGAGGGCTTCGATCCAGAGGTCGTCGCGACGCTGGACCCGGCAACTGGCTTTGAGAGCACGTTCGCGACCGACACCGACCGGCTCCCTGAGCGTAATACGGTCAGTTCGCTCGACGAGATCGACATCGAGGAGGCCTACCTGCGGCTCGACATGGACACCCCGAAGTCCGAGCCCGAGGGGGTCGCGCAGCTCTGGCAGGTCATCAAGTCCGGCAACACGGTGCTCTCGAAGGAGGTCGTCGAGGAGATCCCGGTGCTGCTCTCGACCGCGTACCGGGTTGCGCACGAGGCGCTGGGGCTCTCGGTTGCGCAGGTCACCATCGACAACCAGCGCGGCGTGACCAACGTGACCCGCGGCGTCATCGACAACGTGCACCGCGTGAATGCCGGCCTGCGGATCGCCAACATGGACATGATCCGCAACCCGCGCGACCTCGTCGATAACCCGGTCGGCGGCATCGTCGACGCCGAGCGTCTCGATGCGATCAATGTCGTCCCGCAGCCGGGCGTGAGTCCCGCGACGATGGCGCTGCTGGAGGTCTTCGCAGCGCAGAAGGAGCAGCGCACGGGCGACACGCGCCTTGGCCGCGGCCTCAACACGGGCGACGTGATCACGCACCAGAACGCGAAGGACATGATCGCGCAGCTGATCGAGGTCGGTAACGAGCGCCCGATGATGCTGGCCTCGCTGATTGCCGAGACCGTCATCAAGCCGTTGATGCTCGACATCTGGCGCCTCGGTCGCCAGTACGACATCCCTGCCCTGATCGAGATCGAGGGGCGCCTGCAGGAGGTCTCGCCGCGGCAGATCCCTGAGGGCGACGAGATGCAGGTCGATCATGCGCTGACGCCGGAGTACGGCCAGAAGCGCGCGCAGTCGACGCTCATGCTGCACCAGCTGCTGCTGATGAACCCGGTGACTGCGCCGCTCTACCAGCTGGAGGAGCAGTATGCCGCGATCAGCGAGGTCTTCGACCTGCTCGGGCAGCCGAACTGGCTCGCGAACCCGAAGGACCAGAAGGTCCAGCAGCGGCTGCAGCTCGCGCAGCAGGCGGCGCAGCAGCAGCAGATGCAGCAGA